TTCAGCGAGAACTACCGGGCGAAGCGTGTAGCCCGGACTGAAACCGTCCGTATCGGCAACGCCGCAACGAAAGAGGCTTGGCGGCAGTCGAGGGTCGTCAAGACGATTAAGTGGTACACAGCCCCGTCCGATGTTTGCGAGTTTTGCGCCCCTATGGACGGAAAGACCATTGATATCGAGGATAATTTCTTCGACCTTGGCGACAGGGTAACGGGGTCAAACGGGGAAACGCTCGACATCGACTATTCAGATGTCGGCAACCCGCCGCTTCACCCGGACTGCCGGTGCTTCATAAGGCCGGAGCTAATTTCCATAATCACCGATGACAGCGGTTAAACTTTCAGCCGATTCCTTAACGAGTTCTTAACGCCTTAACATATGGCCTCTCCGAATCGAGATAAGATGTCGCCCGCCGCCGGAAAAATGCTCAAAGACGACGATTCCGTGTTTGACCTTACATCGTTGCTGGCTTCGATTTCTTCCTACCTTGCCGGTTCGGGAATCCCGGTCAATACCGAGCTTGTCCTGAACGGTGATGTAATGGTGAGCAACATCAAAGTCGGCTCTACCGACGGCGGTACTACGCTGAAATTCCTTTGCGTTGACGCTGACGGCCACAGCCAAGTTGATGTTCTGTCCTCGGCGTTGCCGTCGGGTGCGGCTACCGAGGCGACGCTTCTGCTTGCCGAGGCGCATCTTGGCAACATTGACACCGCTACGGACGGCGTTGAGGCCTTGCTCACGACGATTGACGCTGATACATCTACGCTTGCGGCTGTTGATTTCGCAACAAGCGCAAAGCAGGACACGGGGAACGCCGCCCTTGCCGCAATTCAAGCGGCTGTCGAGATTCTTGACAACATCGTTTCGGGAAGCGAGGCGCAGGTTGATGTGGTGAGTTCCGCCCTGCCGACTGGTGCGGCAACCGAAGCTACGCTCGGAACTCTTGCGCTTGAAACCGGCGGCAACCTTGCGGCGGCTAAGGCCGACCTTGACGCTATCAAGACGGCAATCGAACTGATTGACAACGCCGTTTCCGGCTCGGAGCTTCAAGTTGATATCGTCAGTTCAGCACTTCCGACCGGGGCTTCGACCGAAGCCAAGCAGGACACCGGCAACACTTCGCTCGGCTCGTTGGACACGAAACTTGGCGAGGTACAGGCCAGCCCGACCGCCAATACAGTCCTTGGAAGGCTCAAAGACATAGCCGACGCTCTCGGCGCATTGGACGCTGATGTAACCGACAAGCCGCAGAGCGACGCCGCCTACTGCCCCGACAACGACGACTCGGCGGCTTACGAGGCTTCGACCGTCGTGAAAGCCGCCGCCGGTACGCTGTTCGAGCTTACGGGCTACAACAGCAAGGCGACCGACCAGTTCATACAGGTACACGACGCTTCCTCGCTTCCATCTGATACGGCAATCCCGACCGTCGTGTTCGTGGCAAGGGCGCAAAGCAACTTCTCTTGGAGCGGCGGCAAGTACGGCAAGAAGTTCACGACCGGCATTGTCGTCTGTAATTCCTCGGTCGCCCCGACCAAGACTATCGGCTCTGCCGACTGCTGGTTCAATGTCCAGTACAAGTAGCCTACTCACGATTAGCCAACCTGTCTTATGCCAGTTTCGATACAAGACCTGTTGAGGGTAACGGAGCTTGACGGCTCGCCTTCCGTGTCAGCCCAAGTCTTAAAGTTCCCCAACGGGACTGTAACGGACAACGGCGACGGTTCGGCAACTTACACCCCGGCGGCAAGCGGCCAGACGCTTTTTGAAGCGGTCGTGGCGGCCTCCGGCGGCGATTACACCACGCTTGGTGCGGCTCTCAACGCCGGGAAAAAGCGTATCTTCGTCAGGCAGGGCACTTATACGGAAACCGGGGAATACGAGATTGCCGCCGATACCGTCATCGTGGGCGAGAGCAGGGAGAACACCATCATTGACATCACGGGGACGACCAACAGGCGGCAGAAGATTAACGCCAGCGTCAACGATGTCCAAATCAGCAACCTCACCTTCTATTCAAGCGTGGAAACCGATTATGTCCTCGACCAAGGCGGCGGGGCAAGCGACTCCGCTTACAGGTTCAGGCTGGAGAATTGTAGGCTGACGGGCGGCGGCGTGAGGATAAACGGCAGTTCCGCCGAGTTCACGGACGACATCTCCATACTCGACAACGCCATTTCCATTAACGCCACGGGCGGCGGCTCGGCCATCTACATCAACGGCTCGACTTCCAACAGCTCGGCGGGGAAGGTCAGGATTGTCGGCAATTCGCTCACGGCGGCCTCTGGCTCAACGCCGACCACGCCGCTCGTCTATGTCAACGGGGCTATGCGGCGGCACGGCGAGTTTTCAGGCAACAAGTGCTCGGCGGACGGCACCAACTCATCGTGCGACTGGATTTACCTCTACGATGACGGAGGGAACGACTACCACGGCTGGAACATCACGGGCAACTCCTTCAAGGGGTTCTCCGTCAGCGGCACTTATTCGCTGATTACCGTCCGCAATTCCGCATTTGTCGGCAACACCCTCCTGTCGTGCGGCAGGGTGGCGACTTCCGATGTCTACGCCGTGGTTACGGGCAACAAGTTCAGGGCTACGCTAGCCTACCTCAACGGCGGGGCTTTCGTGGGCAACAGCTTCTCTCGGACAGGCGCTGACATAACTTTCGCCGCCACCGTGTCGTACTTCACGGTCGTTGTCGGAAATGTGGCCAACGGGACGGGGCAGTCCATCGGCATAACCGAACCGACCACGATGGAGAAGGTGCTGTTGGCCGACAACCACGGTTTCAGGGGCGGTTCGCTGACCAACAGCCGTGAAATAGCCGCCGTCTATAACGCCTCCGGCTCGACAATCGGGGCTGGCGAGGTCGTTACCCTTGACGCACAGGCCGACTGCTCGAAGGTTACGAGGACTACGACCAACGGCGACAGCAAGGTTTACGGTATGGCGATAGCCAGCATAAACAACGGCTCGACCGAGGGCTGGGTGTTGCGGCGTGGCAAGACCAAGGTGCTGAAAGTAAACGGCACTACCGACATAGCGATTGGCGACTGGCTGACCACCTACACCGAGGCCGGAATAGCTTGTAAGGCGGTGGCCGGGCAGACAGTATTCGCCGTAGCCCTTGAAGCCTATACGGGCAACGACAGCAACGGCGTGATTGACGCTTACTTGGTAACGCCTTTCAGCCTCCCAATCGGGATTGCGGCCACAGCCGCCGAGTGCGACACGGGGACGGCCACCGACAGGGTGGTTACGCCTGACGCTTTGGCTGGCTCTGTTCACGGCAAAAAGGTGTTCGAGATTACCGACCACGCCTATACGACCGACCTTGCCGTTGCTGACGGGCGGCTCTACTTCCGTGTTCCCGCCGAGTGTAACGGTATGAACCTTGTCGGCTGTTTCGCCCGTGTCCTCACGGCTGGCGTAACCGGGACGACCGACATACAAATCCGCAATGTTACGGACGCCGTTGATGTGCTTTCTACCAAGATGACCGTTGACAGCGAGGAGGTTGACACGGCGACCGCCGCAACCCCCGCCGTCATTGACGCAACGCACGATGATATGGCGACCGGCGACCTTCTGGCGATTGACATTGACGCTGTTTCAACGACAGCCCCGAAGGGGCTTATAATCGGGCTGGTATTCCAGCTTCCGTAGCTTCCGTAGAAAATTAACCTGTAAGTTTATGCTTAAATTAGAGAACGGCAAGCTCATCGAAGAAAATACCATAACCAGTAAGGTTGAAATTGATGTCAGCCAGTACGACAAGGACACGGCTAACATCGAGGCCGAAATCGTCCGGCTTCAAACGGTGGTAGCCGGTCGGAAGGCGAAACGGGACGAAATGACCGCAATAGCCCCGGATATAGCCAAGCTGATTGAAGCCTAACGAGTACAGCAATATGCCAAGGGTAAATGCCGAAACCCGCAATCTACACGCCGAGATTAAGGGTTTCATCAAAAGGGACGACGGCGATATCGAGTTTGACTTTATCGCTTCGTCGGAAGCCCTCGACCGATACCAAGAGGTCGTCAAGGTGGACGGCGTTATCCTTGATAACTTCAAGAACAACGCCCCGCTTCTTTGGGGTCATAACCTCGGTTTGGGGACGGAAGAACGGCCTATCGGGGCTATCATCGAGGTTGCCGTTCAGGACGACAAGACGCTTCGTGGCAAAGCCGTAATCCATAACATCACGGAACTCGCCCGTGAGGTCGGTCAACTGGTGCGCCGGGGATTCCTTCGGGCGGTTTCAATCGGGTTCATACCGCTTAAAATGGAAGGCAATGTCATTACCGAGTGGGAACTGCTGGAAATCTCGGTCGTGCCTATCCCGGCCAACCCGGAAGCACTTATCACTTCGGCGGGCTTCAAGTCCTTCCCGCTTACCCGCCGGGAGCTTGCCGACAACTGCTTCAAGGCCGACGACTTCAAAGACCCCGCCTTGCTGATTATGGAGTTGGCGGCGAAGGCATTGAACGACGAACTGCCGCCGGAAGCCGAACAGCCGCCGGTCGAACAGCCCGCAGAAACACCGCCAGAAGCCACAGGAAGCCCGGAGAACGGCGAGGGCGAACCGCCCTTAGTCCCTACTCCCCCGGAAGGCGCAGAACCGATTGTAGAGGCCGGGAAGGAAACGCCGCCGCCGGAAGAAACCGGCGACGAACCGGCAGACGACGAGCCTTCCGACGAAGGGACTGTCGCCGCCGCCTTCCAAGAAATGCTTGCCACGATTCGGGGTGCTGTCGCTTCGTGCCAAGAGAAGGTCAAGGGTAAGAAGTCAATTAAGCCCGCCCAATTAGGAAACGAACCGGCGGGGGAAGGTAACAAAGGTCGAGCGTTTTCGGGCGACATCAACGGGCTTGACGACTGGATAGCCCTGCGTTCCGCCTTAAAACGGATAGACAAGGAAATAGAGGGCGCACTTGTCGCCACTAAGAACAAGCTAAAATCCTAATGATATGGACGAAAAAATGCTCGAAGCCCTTACCGGCAAGTTCAAGGCCGTCGTGGACGAGAGCCTTTCCGCCGACAAGCTGAAAGGTGTCGTTTCACCCCTGATTGCCGATGAGGTCAAGACAATCGTTGCCCGTATGAAGGCCGAGAAAGCTTTGACCGGGCGGGACATTTCCGGCCTGTCCGATGAGGTCAAGTTGGCCTTCGCACAGGATATCAAGTCAATCGTCAGGGGTCAGAAGGCCGCTTTGCTGTCCGAACAGGACAGTTCCGGCGGCTACCTTGTCCCGTCCGATGTCTATTCCGGCATTATGCGGATTGCCGCTACTGTCGGCCTCGTCGTGAACCTTTCACAGCGTTTCCCGATGTCAACCGACCAGCTTGATGTGCCGAGGGAAACCGGCTCGTTCAACGAGGGCGGATATCTCGGTCAGGACACCGAAGGGACTGAATCTTCCGTTACCTTCGGGGACGCAAAGCTCATCGTGAAGGACTGGTACACCATTTTCCGTGTCGCCAACAGCCTTCTAGCCGACGCTAATGTAGATGTCGCCAACTTCCTCTTGGCCTACATTGCGGAAAGTGCCGCCAACCGCATTGACAAGGAAGGCCTTGTCGGCACGGGGATTCCGTTTGTCGGATTGCTGGCCGATTCGAGCGTTACCACGCTCACGCTTGCTTCCGGCAAGGACACCTTCATTGAACTGGACTTGGACGACTGTTCCGAGGCCATTTCCAATGTCGAGGAATCGGTTCTGGCCGACGCTTGCTTTATCTTTCACCGCACCGTTTGGCACAGCCTTCGCACGAAGAAGGACGCAACCGGCGGCGGCTACCACGCCGCTTTCGCCAACCCGGTCATCAGTCAGGTGCGTGAGGGCGGGCTGAAACCGGCGGGCTACATTTGGGGCTACCCGGTGTACACCAGCCGACACCTTCCTTCGACGGCGACGGTTTCACAGGCAAGCACGAAGTTCGGCCTGTTCGGTTCTATCCGGGCGGGACTGTTCTACGGCGATAAGGGTCAGCTTTCAATCGCCAAGTCGGACAGCGCAACGGTCGGCTCGAAGAATGTGTTCGCCGCCAATCAGGTCGCTATCAGGGGAATCCACCGCCACGCTCTTGCGGTCGGCCTTCCGGCTGGCGTTTGCGCCATAAAGACACACGCCTAAGCGAACCTGACATATGGAAGATTTGGTTAAGGTTCGTGTAGTGAAACCTATCGCCTACGGCGGTAGGAAAGAGCCGGGCGAGATTGTCCTTCTTCCGGCGGAACGGGCGAAAGCCTATTCCGGCGAGGTCGAAGTCCTGCCCGAACAAAAACCCGCCAACGCACCGGCGGAAGCCGAAGCCGCCAAGGTCGAGGCTACCGCCCCGCCGGTTAAGAGGCGGGGTGGGCGACCGCCGAAAAAGAAGGCGGAAGCCGAACTAAGTCAGGCTTAAAGGAAAACCTATGAATTCAGTAAAGGACAATATCGCCTACAAGCAGTCAATCCTTCCCGCCGCCGCAAAGACGGCCAGCGCAGACGGTACCGGCGTTGACACCGCCGGTTTCCACTCTGCCGCAATGCTGGTTGCCGCCGGGGACATTGACACAACCACCGGCGACGAAACCTACGCCTTCAAGGTTCAGGATTCGGCTGACAACAGCACCTTCGCAGATGTGTCCGGGGCTACCACGACAATCACGGCGGATAACACCGCCAAAATGGTTGCCGTTCCCGAAGGACACGCCCGCTACTTGCGTGTCGTTGCCACGCTTGCCGGTACTACGCCGTCTATCCTTGTCGCCGCAGGATTCCTGCTCGGCAAGGCCGAGAGCAACCCGGTAACTACCGCCTAAGCGGAAGTTAATCCGCAGAACCCGCCTTAACTATGCCTTCCGTATTGATAGCCGATGCTCTATCAAATGCCAGCCGAGTGAAAACCCGGCTTGGCATAAGCGTTTCGACCTACGACACGCTGATTGAGCGACACATCAATTCGGCAACGGCTTGGTTAAGGCGGGTGTGCGGGCGCACTTCTTGGTTGAAGGCGACATACACAAACGAGGTCTATGACGGCGGGGACGGGTATTTTTCGACCCTGCTGTTGAGGAACGCTCCTGCCGTAACGGGGTCGCTGTCCAGTTTCCAGTACCGCACCGGCTCTTTGTCAAGCCCGACTTGGGTTAGCTTTGAAACGGACGACTACGAACTGGAAGCCGACCTGAACGCCGCCTTGATACGGCTCAACGGCTACCTTCCCGCCGGGAACAACAATATCCGTGTAACCTATCAGGCCGGTTACCTGATTGACTTCACCAACGAGGCTACGGCAACGCATACCTTGCCCTTCGACCTGACAGACCTTTGCGAGAGTATGGTGTGCGCCGCCTACAACCGCCGGGGAAGCGAGGGCAAGACCGGCGAATCGTTTATGGGGGCTTCAATCAGCTGGAAGGACACCGTTGACGAAATCGGAAGGGAAGTCATAGCCAGTTATATGCGTCCGATTTTCGTATGAACCTTACGGCCTTCTACAACAAGACCGCCGACATCTACCGCCTGACGCAGACAAGCGACAAGTCAGCCCCCGCCCTGCTCACTTCGGGGGTGGCCTGTTTCCTTGTACCGCTTACCGACAAGACCGAAGGGCTCAACGAGATTCAGTACGGGCAGGGCTTCAAGCTTGGATTCGACTACGGCGTAGATGTGGCGATTTCGGACTACGCCCTGATTGACAGCGAATACTACTTTATCCGGGGCGTTAAGACAGCCCTAATGGGCGGCATACAGTTCAAGGAGTGCCTTGCCGTAAAGGAGATAAAGGAGTAGATATGCCGGATATCTTTGTAGAAATCAAGGGCTTGAAGGAATTGCGTTTTGCCCTGGTCCGTTACTCTAAGATATCCGAACCGATTCTTCAAAAGGCCATTGTCGCTTCGGCCGCCGAAATTCAGAAGGCGGCAGTCCCGCCGCAACTGCCTTGGAGGACGGGGCGGCTGACGCAGAGCTTCGGGGAAGGGGTGATTATCGGCCGCCTGTTCGCACAGGTTTCACCGGCGGTCAAGTACGCCGTGTGGGTACACGAAGGAACGCCGCCGCATACGATAAGGCCGAGAATCAAGAAAGCCCTGTTTTGGGAAGGGGCGGCTCACCCGTTCAGGAAAGTCAACCACCCCGGTACACGCCCCAACCCGTTTATGGACAGGGTGTTGAAGAAGGCACAGCCGGAAATAGACAAGCACTTCATCGAGGCACTTGACCTGATTAACCAGAAGATAGCCGACGAAACCCGTATAATATGAGCTTCGTAACCATACAGGCCGCAATCAAGACCAAGCTGGACACCCTGAAAGGGACTGGCCAGCCCCTTGTCGGCGTGTTCGAGGAACACCGCACCGGCCTGACCAAGACCGGCTACCCTTCCGCAACCTTCGAGGAAAGCAACAGCCAAGCAGACTACTTTTCCGCCGCCGACAACCACCATATTTACGCCTACGAAATTTACCTACATCAGGAAGCCGAGAAGGTCGGGCGGGCGACTGCCCGGCGGATATTGCGCCAGACCGTTGACAGCATAATCAGCTTGTTCAGCAAGCGTTCAAACGCCAGCTTGGGCGGGGCTTGCGACTTCGTTGAGCCTGTCCCGGCGGAGTTCGGGGAATACGACGAGGGGGCGGGTGTCGTGCTTTACGCCCGGATAATCCTTAAATGCCACAAACTATACGACATTAACAGCTAAAATTATGACGAAAGGCTACCAGAACAAGGAAATTCGGGCTGAACGGCCAGCCGCCGAACCGTCGGGAACGGTCGAAACCTACTTCTTCCCCGGCAAGGGCAAGTACAAGCCGGTGTCGGTCGAAGCTTCAACGCCGCAGGAAGCGCAAGAGAAATGGGATAAGGTCAAGGAATTAACCGCTTAAACATATGGCCAAGGGAATCGGACGGCTAATCAACCTCGGAATCGCCAAGGAAACGGTGCGTGGGACTGCCGAAACTTCGGCTACCTTCTGGCTTCGCAAGATTGAAGCCGACCTGAACGAGAAGATAACGCTTGTTGACAACGAAGCGTCGCTCGGTATCATCGAGGATTCGACCGGGGCGGATATCGTTAAGAAATGGGTTGAAGGCACGATTAACCTTCCCGTTACCGACAAGGCAATCGGGCTGTTCCTGCTGAACCTTTTGGGGACTGACACCCCGGCCTTGAAGGGCGGGGAAACGGTTGTGTACGACCACGCTTTCACGGTAGCGCAATCGGCACAGCACCAAGCCTTGACATTTCTTGTCGAGGACACGTTGGCCGGGCAGGATTACAAACACGCCCTTGGTATGCTGTCCAGCCTCGAAATCCGCTACCAGCAGGGCAAGTACATCGAGGCTACGGCGGCAGTCCGGGCGAAGAAGGGTGCGACGGCAACCCTGACTTCGAGCTTCACGGTCGAGAACCAGTTCAGGCCGCAAGATGTGTCGTTCAAGATTGCGGCGACGCAAGCCGACCTTGCGGCGGCTTCGGCAACCTCCTTGAAGAACCTGACGCTGAAAATAGAGCAGAACCTTGAAGATGACGATGTGCTTGGAAGCGCAGAACCGGCTGACATACTCAACCGCCAGCTTGTAATCACCGGCACTTGCGAAGCCATTTGGCAGGACGAGGCGAGTTTCAAGACGGCCTTCCTTGCCGGTACGCAGAAGGCGTTGCGCCTCTCGATAACCAACGCCGATGTTACGCTTGGCGTGGCCAGCAACCCGGCACTCGTCATTGACCTTCACAAAGTCATTTTCAAGGAACTCACCCGCCCGATGAAAAACAACGACATCGTGCGCCAGACGCTCGGATTCAAGGCGTACTACAACACGACCGACAGCAAGATGTTGACCTGTACGCTTACCAACCTGACGGCCAGCTACTAATCATCTTCCTGACGGGGTGAAGATGATAATTACCGACAATTAAGCTATTAAATAAGTGTCGCAAAATAATATGGACAGGGAAACCAAGAGCTTCAAGACGGCGTTGGACAAGGATTGCGTAATCTACACATACCTGACCGGACGGGAACGCCGGGCAATCCGAAACATCTACACGAAAGGTATGGAAGCCACGCTTGGCGACAACCCGGTTGCCAAGATTACCGGCGAACACTCCGCCGAGGCCGAGGACACCCTTCTGAAAACGGTCGTCGTTTCCTACGACGGCTCGGCTGAAAACATCGTCGAAAGGCTTCTGGCGGCGCAGGACATTGAGTTGTCAAGCGTGGTTGACGAGATTAACAAGACCACGAACCGTTTTACACCGGCGAAGTAGATTATTTCTATCTCTGGCAACGCTACTTCGCCGTCGGTCAGGAAACAAGGCCAGAAATGGAAGCCGCCTATGTCTGCCGGGAAATGGGCTGGACGCTTGATGAGTACCTTGATTCGCCGGACTACTTCTTGGAAACGGTCAAGACGATGTTGATAGCCGAATCCGAGGCCAAGGCGAGGCGGGAACGGGAACTTAACAAGCCCCAATGATATGGCCGAAGCCGTAAGCAAACTGGCGATTCTGGTTCAGGTGCGGGACGAGGCCGCACAAGCTTTGGGGCGCATAGCCAGCGACCTTGAAACAGCCGCCAAGAGCGCACAGAATTTCGCTTCCGATGTGGCCACGCTCTCCGGCGAAATCGGGGCGATAGGTGCGGCTGGCTTCGGCTTCGCAATCAAGGAGGCAATGGACTGGCAGACCGCCCTTGTCAGGGCGGGGGCTTTGATTAAGGGTACGGGTGTCGAGATTGACCTTGTTGCGAACAAGGCCAAGGAAATGAGCAAGGGCGTGAAATTCAGCGAGGAAGAAGTGCTTATCGCCCTTGCCCGCAATATCGGCTTCTACAAGGACTACGCCAAGGCCGTTGACGCTACTTGGTTCGCTATGGACTTGGCGACCGTTTCCGGGTGGAGCTTGGAACAGGTTCAGAAGGCGTTGGCAAAGACCGGCGACGAGTCCTATATGGCCTTAAAGATGTTGGCCACGGCGGTCGGCGTTGACCTTCCGGCCAGCCTTGCTGACGGAACGAACAAGGCCGAACAAATGACACGCATACTCGAACTGTTGCGGGAAAAGGTAACGGGGGCGGCGACGGCGGCTGGAAACATCAGCCCTTACCAGCGTCTTTGGAAGGAAATCAAGGATTTGGCACAGCAGATTGGCGAAACGGCCATACCTATCGTCAAGGCGTTCTTGGAGGAACATATCCTGCCCGTGATTCAGGGAATCAAGAAATGGGTTGACGAACACCCGGAACTGTTCAAGCAAATCGTCGAGCTTGGGCTTCTCGTTACGGGGGCGGCTCTGACGCTTGCCGGTTTCGGGGCGGGGCTTGCCTTGCTTGCCAAAATCATAACCGTTACGGTCGTACCGGCAATCAAGCTGATTGGGTTGGCGATAGCCGCCCTTCCGCTTACGGTGGCAATCACAATTTCGCTCATCGGGGCGGCTTGGGTTCTCGACACGCTCAATAAATTAAGGGGCGAAATGGACGCTCTCAACGCCGCTTCCGCCGCCGCCGCAGATATGAATATGCGGGCGTTGAACAAGGCCAAGGAACTGGAAAAGGCCGGGGACACCGAGGGGGCGGCAAAGTTGCGGGCGACGGTTCAGGGGCAGGTGAACAGCTATTCGTCGCCGCAGTCCGGGTGGGGGCAGTTCTGGCCGTTTGCCGAGGGCGGCGTAGTTACACGCCCCACGCTTGGGCTTGTTGGCGAGGCCGGTAGCGAGGCCGTCATACCGCTTAACCGCTTCGGCAGTTTGGGCGGGCAGACGATAAATGTCTATCTACAAGGCGACTTCTACACGACCGAGGAAGTGGCCGAAAGGTGGGCTTCTTCGCTTGCCCGAATCCTGAAATACAACCTTAATGTGGCCGTTCAAGCCTGATTATGGCACTTGTCCTGAAAATCGGCGGAACGGACAGGTCGAGCTGGGTCAAGTGGCAGACGCTTCAAAAAGTCGAGGTGCTGACCAAGGAAGTTGACCGGCTCGAATTCGAGATAATCAAGACCGATTCCAAGACGAAGCCGACCGCCGGTACGGAAGTAACGCTCGAAGAAGGCGGCATTAAGATATTCGGCGGGCTTATAGTCGAGGTTCTCGAAACGGTCAGGGGCGGCGTTCTGCTCGGCTTTCAGGTGCGCTGTAAGGACTACTCGCACACGCTTGACCGCAAGCTAATCCTCAAAACCTATGAGAACAAGACCGCCCGTGAAATCATTTTGGATATCGTGGCTAATTACACTACCGGCTTCACTACTGCTGGCGTTGCTACCGTTACCCCTACACTAAGCTCAATCAAGTACAACTACGAGCAGATTACGAGGGCTTTGACGCAACTGGCCGACCATTTGGGGTGGGATTGGTATGTGGACTACGACAAGGACATACACTTCTTCAACGAGGAAACCTACACCGCCCCTTTTGAAATTACGGACACGAACCAGAAGATAAAATGGCGTTCCTTCGAGCATAACCAGACCATTTTACAGCTTAAAAACGCCGTCTATGTCCGGGGCGGCGAGTACAAGAAAACGATTGCCGAGGTCAATGCCCAAGATGTCTACTTGGGGGACGCTACACGCACCGTGTTCCCGCTTCAATACAAGTACGCCAACCTGTCGGTCAAGAAGGGCGGTGTGGTACAGATTATCGGCACAGACCAGCAGGACGACCCGGCGACCTGTGATGTACTGCTCAACCAGAAGGAGAAGTTCCTGCGGTTCACGACCGCCCCCGGTGCGGCTGTCGAGGTCAAGTCCTACGGCGACGCTTTCATACCGATTATCGCCCTCGTACGAGACCATATCAGCATTGCCGCCTACGGCATTTACGAGGCCGTCGTCGTTGACAAGTCAATCACTTCCGTAACCGAGGCGCAGAGCCGGGCGAAGTCCGAACTCCGCAAGTACGCCGAATCGGTCAATGAAGCCCGTTTCCTTACCAACGAAACCGGGTTGAGGGTCGGCCAGCAGATTAAGGTAACGCTTGCCAGCCGGTCGCTCGATAAGTGGTTCAAGATTAACCGAATCATCGGCAAGCCGGACACTTCCGGGCGTATGCTGTACGAGGTGTTCCTTATCGCTTCCGGCCAGACGACCTTCACGGACATAATGATTGACCTTCTCGGCAAGGACAAAAAGACGCTTGAATTCGCTGACAACGAGGTTCTTCAGCGCTTGGAGAGCTTTTACGAGGCTGTTGAGTGCGTGGACGCTGTAAGCGTCAACAAGACGACCCCGCCCTACAAGTGGGCGAGTTCGGCAAACAACCTTGTTTGGGGCTTCGGCACTTGGAGTTAAGCTGGCAAAAATATGAAGCTGAACGACGGGGCGACAATGGCCGGGCGTGTGTACGCACTCCGGCAACCGGCGGGGACTTGCGACCGGCTACGGGCTATGAGGGCGGCGGGCGTTCCCGACCGTGAGATACAGCGGGCGGCTGTCGAGGCGGCAACCGAGGTTTGCTTTCTCGGCGGCAACATCGTAGTCAGTAGCGCAGACTACGGGCGCAACCTGATACTTCAAAAGCTGACCGGCGACGACACCTACACGCTTCATATCACGCATTTCGAGGTCGGGGACGGGGCAACGCCGGTAACGGCGGCGGATACCGCTATGGAAAGCGGCAAGGCGAGGCAACCCCTGACTTCCTCCGTCATTGACAACGACGAGGCCACGCTCAACTTCTTCTTCTCCGACGCACAGCTTCCCAACGACGATTACACGGAGGCTGGGACTTTCGTTGACGGGACGGCTTCGCTCGGAACTGGCAAGCTTTTCAACCACGCCTTGTTCGGCTCGACCTACACGAAGGCGACCGGCGAGGACAGCACCTTCGTCGTCGTGTTCACCCTTAACGCCGCCTGATTATGATTTCAAGCGCAGTTTCGGCTGGCGACACAGCCACAGCCGTCCAGTACAACAATCTCCGCAAGGACGCAAAAAGGGGGTCGTACCTTCTGCCGAGGGCGCAGGACACCCCGGATATGACCGTCAAGGTCGAGGCGGGGGTGTTCTTCATCGGGGCTACACGGGTCATCTTCGCCGGTGGAAATTCGCCGTCCTTTTCCGCCCCGTCCGGCAACCCCCGAATCGACATCTTGACGATAAACAGTTCCGGCACTCTGGCCATTACGCAGGGGTTGGAAGCCGGAAGCCCGACACCGCCGACCTATCCGACCGACAAGCTTGTGATATGCGAGGTCTATAATCGGGTGGGGGAAACATCAATCAAGGACACGGACGACAGCGCCAACGGCTACATCTACAACGACATCAGGGGGCTTGGATTTGCCTACATTTCGAGCGACACGCAGATAGGAACGGGCGTTATCGGCAAGGCGAAACTGGCGGAAACATTCGTAGAAACCTCCGGCGACCAGACGGTTAACGGGATAAAGACCTTCGGCTCAATCCCGGTTTTTCCGGCCTCTAATCCGACTACCGACAATCAGGGGGCAAGGAAGAAGTATGTGGACGACAATATCGGCAAGTTCGCCCACGGTGTCGCATCTTGTTCCGTTACAGGGTCGGGTACGCAGAACATAGCCCACGGCCTCGGCATTACCCCCAAGAAAATCAGGATTACGGCAGGGGACGCAACCGCCGGGTGGGGTCATTACCACAGCGTCGGAGTTTACGACGGCTTAACCGTAGCGGCGCTTTACACCTACGACAGCGGCGGGAGTGTGTATGCGGCGACAACGACCACCTATATCCTCGTAATTTCAAGCGGGGGCGTAACGAGGTCAGCCACCGTTGCCATTGATGCGACCAACATCACGCTCACTTGGACGGGCGGCAACACTAATATTCAAATGCTGTGGGAGGCTGAAATATAAACTTATGAACGACCTTGAACGACAGGTGGCGGAATTGAAGGACACGGTTCAGCGGTTCCTTCAAAACCACGTCGTACACATCGAAGCCTCAATCGGCAGTTTGAAGGGGCAACTGTCCATACTCAAAGCACTTGTCGTCGGCGTTGCGGTTGGGGTGTTCGTCAACCTTGCCGCCGTCGGGCTGGCCTTCTGGTTCGTAGTCGTTCAGAGGGCGGTTAACTGACTTAGGTTTATGCTTCGCTACACGACATACAGGCAGGGCGACCCGAAATGGGCGGCGACCAAGATAGGCGTTTTCCCCGGCGGCAAGACCGTTACGCTCGGAAGCCACGGCTGTTTCATAACAAGCTTCACAAACGCCCTTGCCAACTACGCCATTGACATTACCCCGCCGCAAGCCGTCGCCAAGCTTCTGGCCGTCAACGGGCTTACGACCGACGGCCAGTTGACCTACGACGGCATTATGCGGGCGTTCCCCGATGTAGCCTTTTGGGGGCGGCACGATACCACCGTCAACAACCAGCCGAATTACAGCCGTATGGACATCGGCGTTGCCTTGAAGCGCATACAGAAACTAGTCAGGCTCGGTCAGCCGGTAATCCTTTGCGTTGACGCAATAAACAACGACAAGATTGCCGACCACGCCGTTCTTTGCGTGTCGGAGAACTTCGACGTCGTTGACCCGGCTTACGGCGACCTGAAACCGATTGCCTTCCGCTACGGCCAGCCGGACAGGTCAATCTACGGCTTTGTCGCCCTGATAGGCTCGCCGGTCGAGTTCAACGACGAAACCTACGCCCCCGAAGGGCAAGCCCTTTGGAAAATGACGCAAGCGTACAAGTTGGCCGGGAACGCCGCCGCCAAGCAGTACGCAAAAGAGGCCATTGACATCTTGCTAAGTTATTAACCTGAATCCGTATGTACAAGGTCATCGAAGCCCTTGCCGCCTTCAAGGTCTGGCTACGGGGCAAAAAGACATACATCATAGCCCTGCTCGGCGGCCTGACCGTCGTGGCGTGGCTTCTCGGCTGGATTCCGACCGACTTGGCGGAGAAGCTCCTTGCCCTGCTCGGCTTCGGCGGGGTGCTGTCGCTCCGGGCGGCTGTCGGAAAACTTGACGAAACACGGTAGCCGGTGTACCATTGGGCGGCGTTATCCCCGGAAGGGGTAACTGGCCGGATAACGGCGGCGGCTCTGCCCCGCCGTTTTCTAATGCGTCCGTAAGGGCATACGAAGGCCGCAGAACCGCCCCGGCGGGCGTTTCCGCAAACTCACTAAGCCGAGGCCAGTCTGCCCCGTCTACGGGCGTATATGGCCTCTGGCGAGATTTCGAGGCAAACGAAAACGCCAGTCTGCCGACCGGCGTTATCGTAGTGCTACGCCCCGATTGGTAAGTGGCCACCAATCCGCATTGCGGATAAAATGATTGTGTGAGCGGCAACTGATTCCAGCGTAGAGGGAAGGAAGTTTTTTGTCAAATGGCGCACCGGGACTTGACAAACTTTCGCCTGTCAAGTATGATGAATTTAAGGCTGAATCGGCAGTTTCCGCCGCCCCGTGTGGCAAGGGGACTTGACAACCCCGGCGAAATGTGCCATACTGGATTCAACATTAACTACTCAATACTCAACCCCCTATGATTACCGTTTCGGTAGTCCAAAGCGCACACGCTTGCCCGGCTTCAACCAACGGCAAGCCGGGAATCTCCCTTCGGTTCGGTACTTACGAAGCGCACCTGACCAAGTACCAAGCGGAAAAGACCGTTGCGTTGCTTAACGAAGCCATTGCTGAACTGAACGGCAAGAAGGCCAAGAACGGCAACCTTTGCGGTTGTGGCGAACCCGCCACAAACGGAATTTGCCAGACTTGTAAGGACGGCATTGAAGCGTGTGAATACCCGGCCAATTAAGGCCGGGTTTTTGGTAATCCCCATATGACCCCATTAACTCGAAGGCGGAACTTGAAGCCCTGCTTAAAGCGGCAACCGAAGCCGGACAGAAGGCCGTCGCCGGTATGTCGGACGGCTGGCCTTGCGGTAGTGCGACAATCTGCCTTGAAAGTTCAAGCCCGTTGGTTCGGGCGTTCAAGAGGTATGCCGTCGGAAGCAACGAAAGCGGTCGGTACGGCGTTGAAAACGGCTCAATGACTAATCCTATGAGCAAATCAAATCCAAGCAGGGCAGACAGGTTTCAGGAAGCGATTGAAAAGATTGGCGAAGGTCAATCCGAGATTGAGGAAATTCGGGACGAGCTTCAAAACTGGCTTGATAACCTTCCCGAAAACCTTCAAAACGGTATGAAAGCCGAAGCCCTTCAAAGCGCAATAGACGAGTGCGAAACCGCCATTAGCGGTTGCGGGGAAGCGGCAGGGGCAAGCCCGGAGTTTCCGGGTATGTTCGGTTGACACCTATGATGAACATTTGCGCACACGGCTACGAACCGGCGGCGGAGTGTCCGAGGTGCGAACTTGAAGCCGCCGAAATGGTTGTGCCTTCCGAGCCTTCAACCTTCGAGAGCGAAAACCCCGGCGGTTGTTCCGTGTGCGGCTGTCCCGACGACTGCCTTTGTAACGGCTGATATGGACATACGCTTCGTAAATCTGCTCAAAGACTTTGCCACCTTCCCGACACTTCGGGTAACAGGCTCTTGGGCTGACGGCACTAACCACGCCGGAAGCGACCTTGACTTGAAGGTGCGGGACAGCGGCTTCGGCGGGAAGGACTATATGAAACTGGCCGGGGAACTGCTTCAAAGACACGGCCTTAAATTGCGAAGCAACCAGCCCGGCCATCTTTTCGTAGTCCCGCAGGACACGGATTGGTTGCCCTACCAAATCGAGGTTTCGGACAGGTTCAACAAACGGCCTAACAAACTGAACGCCGTCCTGATTGAAGGGATTGCGTTCAAGACATATTAACTATGCCAGTCGCTATTTGTACGCCCGGATGGGAAGAAAGGTGCGCTTGCGCCACAAGCAAGAAGTGTATCTGCTTGTGCGGCGGGGCGAATCACGGAACGGCAACAGGCAACAGGCCAGCCGCCGGTCAGCCGGAGTTTGACATCTTCGGTATGACGGGCGAGGACGGCAAAAAGGTCGAGCTACAAGGCTTCATTGTCGGACACGCCGGAAGCCGCCGGGTGTTCGTCAACGGGGGCGAGATACACCCCGAAGAAAGCCAGAAGATAATCAACCACAGCCCGGACGGGTTTAATTGGGGCTACGGCGGTTCAGCACCAGCGCAACTGTCCCTTGCGATACTGCTAGAATTCGGGGTGAAGCCGGACAAGGCGCTTCAGCTTCACCACGACTTCAAGGCCAGCTTCATTGAGGGGCTTCCGCAGGGGCGGAACTTCCAGCTTCCGATTGAACGGGTTCAGGCTTACTTAAAGGCGGTTAACGCCTACGAAAAATAACCATATGGAAAACACGAAGAAGGAACTCACCTACGAGGAACGGAAGAAGGCTTGCGCCAATTGCGGCCACCGGAAGGCCGACCTGTACAAGCCTTGTGAGAAGTGCGGCAGTTCGCTTATTTACAACGACCCCAATCCCGCCGGGTTGATAAGGGCTATGAGCCAACTCTGATATGTCAAACGCCTTAAAACATCGGTACGACATCTACTTTACCAACGGGGCGAAGGTGTCCGTCTATCAGGAAACCAAGCTGTCGCTCGAACAGCTTCAAGGGCTTGTCGGCGGCTACATCGAGTTTGCCGACGGCGGCCGCTTCCCCGGCTTTACGGGATACAGCCTTTGCGTGGACGAGGAAGGCTTGCTGAAAGGCGAACCGAAAATCAACCCCGCCTTCACGATTAGGAAGGACGGCGTGTTGCTTGACGGCCTTGCCGGTACTGTCGTCGTCGGCGTTAATGTCGAGACGCCGAAAGGCCGGGAGTTTCACGGGATAGCTAAGTAGCTATGGGCAGGGCGCAACCCGGCTGTAAATGCCCGCATACGCTCTGTTCCTGTCCCTGCGTCAGTTGCGCCAGCCGGACGGACAGGTACAAGTGTACGGGCAAGGAAACCTTCAAACCAAGAACCTATGAAAGCAAAAGAACTAATCCTTAACCTGACGAACCTTCAAGACGGCGAGGCGGATATCAAGGTGGAAGTTCTGGCGGAACAGAACGGCCTCTATCCGCAATTCGCCCTTATTCACACGGACACCGGCTTGACGATTGCGCCGGTTGGCAACCCCGAAAACGCCTCGGACTTCACCGACGGCTTGGGGCTTGAACCGATACTATGAGCATAGACATCAACGAACCGTTAACGGACAGCGACTTCAGGGCGGTCGAGGCGGTAAGGAAGGAAGCCGAAAAGACCGTCGCCCTCGTAACATCGAAGGTAATCAGGACGCAAGCCGACCTGACCGGCTCAATCAATGTGCTGGCGCAAATCAACGAGAGCAAGAAGGCGGTCAAGGCCAAGAAAGAGGAAATCACGAAGCCCCTGAACGCCGCCCTTGCGTCAGTCCGGGCGTTGTTCGCCCCGATTGAGGCGAAACTGGCCGAGGCCGAATCAAGCTTCAAGGGCAGGGTGCTGGAATACAAGAGGCGGGTAGAGGAAGAAGCCCGCAAAGCGCAAGAGAAGATTATCGAGAAAACCGTCGCCGGTAAGGTCGAACAGACCGCCGCCATCGAGAAGATAGAGGCCGTTGGCGAAAGGGCGGAAGCGAAGGTCGAGCCTATCAAGACCCGGAAGGTCAAGAAGGTGTTCGTGCGGAACGCCGACCTTGTACCCGACGCTTATTGGGTTATTGACGATGTGCTTCTTCGGCACGACGCTCTGAACGGGGTGGCAATCCCCGGCGTTGAGGTCGTCGAGGAAGAAATCGTCGTGGCCGGTCGTTGATATGTTTCTTCCGATTGAACACAACGGTTGCCAAATAGTTGATGTGGCTTGGCGGTCGGGCGTTATGACGGTCGGAATCGTGCTTGTCTATCTTCCGAACCAGAAATGGCGGGCGTTTATCGCCCCTTCGACAAACGGTTACGACGAGGAAGCGGCGGCTAAGTGGATAGCCGACAACGGGGCGGCTCTTTCGCCGAACGAGGCAAGGCCGTTCTTCCCGTTCAGAAACCTTAAAGACGAGGATTGGCACAGATAACATTATGGACAACATAGACTTCAAAAAACTCGACGCTGGCAAAATGGCCGAAACAGCCTTATTGGTAACGGCGGCTTTTTGTAGCTTCAACGGCGAGGCGCACAGCCTTTTCTTCTTGCTCACGCTTCAAGGCCTTAATGAAATCTTGGCGAAGCACAAGGAAGGCACACTTATCGGCGTTTCGACATTTGAATCCGAGGTTGCCGTTACCGTTGGCCGTCTGGCGGCACTCGGCGTTATCGAAGTGAAGGCCGGGAAAAACATTGACAAAGCCGCCGTAGAGCGCATTACGAAAGGTCTTGCGTCCAAGTCCTGATATGGGAAAACCGATACCGAAACCGCCGAAAATGACCAGCCGAAATGCCTTTATACTCCACAGGCGCAAGGCGGGCTTCACTCTGGCGGAAATCTCAATCCTTCTCGTAAAGGAAGGCTACAAGGCCGTGTGCCGGGAAAGGGTTAACCAAATACTAAGGCAATATGACCGATACCAACGCTACATCAAATACAAGCCGTTCAACGACGCTCGGAAGAAGCCCGTCAAGGCGAGTGCCGGGGCTTGTTCCTGAAATCCTGTTCTACGCCGCAATCGTCGTCCTGCTCTTTTGGGCGGTCGGCTTTCTGGCCGTCGTTGACGGGTACGACCATAACCGGCAGAGGGCGGAAAAGTACGGCTGGCGTTTCCAGTTCTTGAAGGCCGTAAAATGCGTCAGGACGGATTCGGGGTTATACGGACTAAGCCCCGCCCCTTCCTGCCCCGCTACGGGCGTTGTAGGGCTTCCGGCGGGGGTTCAGGAAGGCCGGGCAAGCTGGTACGCCTACGACTTGGCCGGTGCGCCGGGCTACTCCGATACGCACGATACGGCGGCAAGCCGGGACTGGCCGAGGGGTACGAGGCTGGTTGTCGAAAGACTTGACAAGCCCGATAAATCAGTCATAGTAAGGGTGAACGATTGGGTCGAGAACCCCGATGTGGTGATTGACCTTTCCAACCACGCCTTCCAACAGCTTGCCCCGTTGTCGCTCGGAATTATCCGGGTGCGGGTCAGGCCGATAGATTGACTATGGAAAATTCGCTAATCCCCCGACCGGCAGACGGAAGCAAGCCGTACATTTCGTCGTCGCAGATAGGGACATATATCCGTTGCCCCGAACACTACCTGTTCAGCTATGTCCTGAAAATCAAGAAGCCGCCCAACGCCGCAATGATTCAGGGGCGGGCAGTCCACGAAGCCATTGCCTTCGACTACAAGGAGAAGTTCAAGACCGGCAAGAACCTGACGACCGGGGTGGTGCTTGACTATTTCGGTGAGGTCATAGACAACGCCTTCAACGAGGTTGATTGGGAACGGGAAGAAGAAAAGCCGACCGCCATCAAGGACGGGGCGGCGGCAGTCCTGAAACTCTATCATCAGGAAGTCGCCCCGGACATCAACCCGCTTCTGATTGAGGAAGATGTGCGGATAGGGTTCGACAATGTGCCTTACGACCTTAAAGGCATAATTGACCTTGTTGACCTGTCCGAAGAAATCACGGACTTCAAGGTGAAGAAGCGGAAGCCAAACGCCGCCGACTTGTCCGAGGACATTCAGCTTCGGACTTATTCGGCGGGCTACCGGCAACGGTTCGGAAAGCCGGAAGCCGGTGTGAAGCTCCATTATCTCGTAGCCAGTAAGACCAAGCCGGAACTGATTGCGCTTGACCCGTACCGCTACACGCCTGACGACCTTTCCCGGCTGTTCAGGACGGTGGCCTATGTGGTGAAGGCGATAAATTCCGGCATTTTCTATTGCGCCCACCCTTCCGATTCTTGGATATGTAGCGAGAAATGGTGCGGCTACTACGAGATTCACAAGGAACTGGCCAAATACGGCCTTGACTACATCAAGGACAAGTATGGAAAAACTTGAACGGATTAAGCGATTAGACGAGAAGGTGCGCTGGACGATGAAAATGTACCCGTCCACCCGCAACGACGATACGGCCTTGACGCTCAAAATTATCGAGTGCTACCTTCCCGACCATATCCGCTTCGAGGATTGGGGCGGCACTTGGGTAACAGCCGAGGCTATGTTCAGGGTCAGGGAAGATTGCGTGAAGCGGATTAGGGCGAAGATACAAAATATCGAGGGCAAATTCCTTCCCGACGACCCGGTTGTTCGGGCGCAAAGGAAACTGTCGCAACAGGCGTGGGAAACTTATTTAGCTAAATACAGCCAACTACCGATATGAAAAACCAGAACAAGAAGGCGGGTCAGTCCGAAATGGACGCAATGGCCGCTATCGCAATCAAGGGCGTTATGGGCTTCCTTCCGAAGCTCAAAAATGATTACGTCGTACTGCTCGTAAACAAGCGCAACAACGAAACGCTTGACCTGACGGACACCTTCGCAAAGTGCCTCTTGGTTCTTTCGATGACGGCCTTCGAGAAGTGCGGGCTTGGCGGCAAGCCGGGCAAGAAGGCCAAGAAGAAGGCGAAGAAGTAAGCATTAACCCCCGAAACCGTTATGAACGAGGTCAAACCGAAAGTCGCCGTGTCCGTCTTTCAAATGCTGGACGCACTCGACGACGGGGCTATCCTGACCGAAATGGAAGGGCGGCTCACGAAAAATTGGGTGTACGCCTTCAAGCAGGGCGGCACGATGATATACGGGCTTGGCAAGGAAGGCGTTGACCAAGCTTGCCTGATTCTGGCGCAGAAGGGCTGTATCATCAGGGAAACCGGGGTCAAGTATTCCGTTGACCCGACCAACCCCGCCTATGTGCTGTTCGAGGCCACCGTTCAGAAGTTCGGCGTTACAAGGGACGGGAAGGAAATCCCTATGGAAATCGTCATCGGCCACAAGCGGCAATGTACGAAAATCCTTCTCCGCACCGGCGGCGCAATGCCCGACCCGCATTGGTTCGAGAAGGGGGCTGGCAAGGCGTTGAGGAACGCCCGTATGCGCCTGATTCCCGAAAACATCAAGAGCCAGATTATCGCCAAGGCCAAGAAAATCGGCAATGTCAAGGACACGGGCGTTGATGTGCCGGAAGAAGCCCCGCCGATTCAGGCGGAAGTAGCCCCTGCCGAGGTTGAAGTGCCGGTTATGGCCGAGGCCTCGGCGGTTCAGGAAACCGCCGCCCCTTCCAACGAGCAACCGGCGGAACAGCCAGCTTCGGGTCGTGGGAAACCAAGGAAGGCCAAGATTGCCGACTGCTCGAATTGCGGCGGTGCTATCACGGCACAGGCCGTCGTGGACTATTCGCAGAAGAAGTACGGCAAGGTGCTGTGCTTTTCCTGCCAGAAACACGCCAACTCCGGCGAGATATAGAAACAAAAGCCGTTCCTTTGCTCTTTAACGCCTAAGTAACAGCACTCTTTATTACCCGGCTTCCGCCTTCCGGCTTGTCCAGTCGGCAAGGCGTGTCGCCGGGGGTTCGCCTTGACCTGAACTCCGTAGCGCATTAACCCTTCGGGGGCGGTTTCGACCGTTGCTTCTACGGCTGGCAAGGTGCTTCCCCGGCGGCAGGGCGGGCGGCGCAATTCCGTGGGGGGTTATTGCGCCTTCCCGCTTGCCGACCATATGAAACATTTCGATAGGCAATTTAGGAAGTTGATTGACCGGCACAAGCAAAGGCTTGGCGACCTTTTGGAGAAGATTGACGCTTCAAGGGAACTGCTGGAAAGGAACGGCTTCACGCCGGGCGGCGACTTCAACCTTAGTGAACTGTACAAGACGGCTGACCGGCTGGCGTGGGCTATCAGGGGTTTCGAGGACAAGCGGGGTTTTCCCCAAAGGAAGCACCGCTTATCCCCAAAATAGGCCGCTTATCCCCAGTTTTATTAAGCTCATTTGAGCTTAAAACGGTCGAGTTATCCACCGCCCTTACTACTACCGTATTTACATATATCGTCGTACCGTACCGTTCAGGTATAGTAGGACGGTACATAGTACGCCAGCCGGAATTTCGACGCTCTTGACAAATTCTTGCCGCCGTGATAGGTTCAATCCTGACGATATTCATTATGGAAAACAAGACATACAAGACTACCGATTTAGGCGAGGCGGCGACGCTTCTGACGCTTGGTTTCAAGCTGGTGCGCCTCGAAAACGGAGAACACCCCCGGCAAAGGGTTTTTTGTTTCAATAACAAGTTGCGCCAGATATTGACCTTGGGCGAGGCGGTTACGCCGGTCGAGGTCAGGCGGGCGTACATTTCCAAGAAGGTGTCGGTTGACGCTTTCACCTATTTTTCCAACAGCAAGCAGTTGAAGGCTATGATTCGGACGGACATACAGCAGTCTGACCTGAATTCATAGCCTTTTTGTATAGGTTTGTATAACTTCGCCTGAAATGTATAGGTTTGAGGTCAAGGGCAACCCGGAGAACCCCGGCGGAAACCCGCTTCCGAAACTTCACACGACAAGGCGGCAGTTTTGGCTTGAAAAGTCGAAGCGGTACACGGCTTGGAAGGATTATGTCGTCGGCAGTCTTTTCAAGGCGTTGGGGGACTCCGAGGAAGCGAAACCGCTTGCCCTGAACCTTGCCGTCAAGGGCAAGCCGTTGGACATAGGCGACGGCAAGGCTTCGATGAAAATTCTGATTCACTTCGGCAACCGTCATCACGGCGACCCGGAAAACATCTTCGGCTCGATAGCCGATGCCCTGTTCGTCAACGACAAGCACCTTGTAGGCTCTTTCGACTATGTTTATTCGACCGGCCAAGGCCGGGTTGAAATCGAGATAAGTCTTTTAGGCAACGCCTATGCTTAACCCGTTCAGCAGGTTAATTCACAAGCGGCGGTTGAAAAAGGAACTGGACTACGCCGTATTCCTTGCCTCGTTCAAGATGTCGTTCATCGGGGTACTGGCCAACGATGTCAGGCTGGAAGTGGCCAAGATTGAGCCGAAACTGGTTGATGTCAGCGCAAGGATTAAGGCTTTGGCCGAAAGCCACAAGCGAGAGGATAGGGACGAATTGAGGCGGCTGAACAGCGAGAAGGCTGAACTGGACGGCAAGGTTTCCGCCTTGACCCGAATCGTTTCCGGCTATTCGGCGGAAATGTCGAAAGTGGCGCAGGACAAGGGGCTTAACGAAAACCGCCTGAAAGTCCTTGCCAAATTCTGATATGGACAAGGGTGAAATCCGGGCGGCTTACGACAGGGTTGCGGCGGATTACGACCGGCATTACGGCAAGCCGGTACACAAGGCGGAGAATACCGCCGTTTCCGTTGACCTTCATTTCCTAATCGGCAAGGACGACACGGTGCTTGACATCGGAAGCGGGACGGGGCTTCTGCTTGAACTGGCGAGGTTAAGGCCGAAGAAGTACCTCGGCATAGACCTGTCCCCGGAAATGTGCCGTGTCGCCTAAGAACGCCATTTCTGGCACAGGTTCAGTTGCCTCGACTTCGACGGCGTGAACACCTTGCGGGGCGAGTTCGTGCCGGACAGGGCGGTGTCGCTTTTCGAGAGCTACAACTATTCGCCGGACTTGCGGAAGAGCCTCGTCAAGCTGATGACCGTCGTAAGCGCAAGGGCGAAGCTGTACATAATGCTTTCGACTTGGCGCAACCGCTGGACGACCGACAACCATATCCTTGAACACGGCGACGACAGGGCGACGGAAATAGCCGCAAGCCGTGAATTCTACGATTCCGCCCGCATTCGCAAGGTTTTCGACGGCCTTCCGTTCACGCTGACCGGCATAAGGGGCTTCCAGTATTCCCGGCTTCCCGTCCGGCTGTACCGCTTCCGCCGCCTCGCCGGATTCCTGCTCTGGCTTGAAAGCCGGACGCTCGGAAGGCTTGACCCCGACAACGGGCGGTACATAATCGTCGAGGCTGAAACCTAGTATTGATATGGGAAAGAGATACATCGGAATCAATGTGTTCGACAACGCCCTGCTCCGCCTCGTCAAGCTGTACGAGGACGGCCACCGTGTAATCGTCTGCTTTTCCGGCGGCAAGGATTCCGACTGTTGCCTCGAATTGGCTATTATGGCGGCGACGCAGACCGGGCGGTTGCCGGTCGAGGTCGTGATGAGGGACGAGGAAATAATGTTTCCCGGCACTTACGAGTACGCCGAAAGGGTGATGAACCGCCCGGAAGTCAAGTTCTACTGGCTGATAGCCGGACAGCCTATCATCAACGCCTTCAACCGGGCAATGCCCTACTGGTGGGTGTTCGACCCGTTGGAGAAGGACAAGTGGCTTCGCCCCTTCCCCGATTGGGCGATAAAGATACCTGAACTGAACATCGACCACCTCGTTACGAAAGGGCGTTTTCCGCCGCCGGAAGGCAAGGAACTGTTCAAGGTCATCGGTTTGAGGACGCAGGAGAGCCTCAACCGCAAGCGGGGGCTTGCCTCAAGCGGCGACTGGCTGACGAAGCCGAACAGCTTGGGGGTGCGGGCGGCGAGGCCGATATTCGACTGGACGGATTCCGATGTCTGGAAGGCTCACCGGGATTTCCAATGGGACTACAACAAGGCCTACGATGTAATGCGCCGGTTCGGTTTCAAGGCGAGGGAACTTCGGATTGCCCCGCCGACGCTTGAAGCCGGTCTGAACGCCCTGAAAACAGCCGCCGCCGCTTGGCCGGACTGGTTCAGGAAGCTGTCGAACCGTCTGCCGGGCATACGCTCGGCGGCGCAGTTCGGCGTTCACGCCGTCCGTCCCGTCAGGAAGCTCGGAGAGGATTGGGAACATTGCTGTACTCGTTCCTTGAAGGAATCGCCGGACTGGATAAGGGAACGGGGCGAAATCATAGTCAGGCGGGTCGTGGCGCACCACCGGGCGCACAGCACAATGCCTTTCCCGCAGTCCGACCGCTGTTTCAGTTGCGTAATCGGAAGCTGGAAGAAGCTGGCGGAAATCGTGTACACCGGCGACCCCTTCTGTATGAAGCAGGGCTATGTGCCGTACATCGAACCCGAATTCTTCCGCCCCGGCGCAGGCGTTTGGGGCGGAAAGCCGCAATTCTGACATTTATGTTCAGCGTAAAAATCGAGATTAACGGCGACCCGCTAATCACGGTCAACGCCGTCAACAAGCAACCGGGGTGCGGGGCGTACCCCTGCCCCTGCCGGGACAAGCCGCACAAGTACAAGGCCACCTACATCGAGCATAACGCCACAACCGGCGAGGTCGAGGCGGAACGCCCCTTCACGGTCAGCCATATCCGTAGCGAGGGGGCGGCGGCTCTGGCCTCGTCGCTGATAAGGGCGGCGGAGAAGGTACATAACTCAATCCATAAGCGTTAACCGAACAGCCGTATGAGCGACGAAAAGGCGAAAGCCCCGAAAATCAAGGTTGACAAGGTTTTCAACAAGCTGGAAGAGCTTAAAATCGAGATAGTCCCCTGCGAATCGGTCAAGCCCAACGAGTACAACCCGAACCGGCAAGACCCGGAAACCTTCGACTTGCTCTGTAAGTCGATTACCGAGGACGGTTTCACGCAACCTATCGTCGTTCAGGCCGAAACCCGAATCATCGTGGACGGCGAACACCGCTGGCGGGCGGCGCAGGCTCTCGGTATGGCCACGATTCCCGTGGTGTTCGTCAATATGACCGAGGCGCAACGCCGAATCGCCACCTTGCGCCACAACCGGGCGAGGGGCAACGAACTGGTTGACCTTACCGCCTCGGTTATGCGGGACTTGGAAAAGCTCGGCTGTATTGACATAGCCAAGGATTCGCTCGGCCTCGACGACATCGAGATTGAGCGTATGTTGAAGGACATACCCGTTACGGAGGAACTCGGCACAGCCCCGGAATTTTCCGAAAGCTGGTTGCCGGACAAGATGAAGGGCGGCGGTATGGAAACGCACTCTACCGAGGAAGCCCGCCGGGTCGAGTTTATGCGGGAAGATAAGCTGTCCAAGGCCAAGTCCGAGGAAGAAAAGGAAATGATTCGCAAGGAAAACAACATCTTCCGCGTCGCCTTCGTCTATACCGGCGAGGAAGCGAAAATCGTCAAGGAGGCGTTGGGGCGGGAATCCGCCGCTTCCGTCCTGCTCGGCCTCTGTAAGCAGAAGCTCGGCCTATGAGCAAGCCGACGTCCCCGCCGCCGAGGGTCAAGCTGATTGACAGGGGCTTCACGCTCGGCGCTCACAGCTTCCTTCTTTGCGGCGGCGAAGATTTGAAGCCCGGCGACATCGTGCGCCACACCGTCGAGGGCGTAGTGGCTTCCGTCGAGAAATGGAAAGGCGACAGTTGCCCCACCGTCAGCATTAACATAACGAGGAAATCTTGGAATAGAATATGACCGTCCAGCAACTCAAAGACCTGTTGGGGAACGCCGACCCCGGCGATATCGTGGTGGTTGACACGGGCGAGGACTGCCCTGCCTGTCAATCACGCCCGGAAGTCGTCGGCGTTGCGTTCAGGGACGGCGGCGAAGCCGTCTGCCGCCTTCTGATAAGCGACTGACCATATGACCGTAGCCTCAAAATCCGCCTTCGACCTTACAATCCTTCCGCTTGCGGTCGGGCTTAACATCGGCCTAATCGTCGGCGCAATCGGGCAGTTCCAGCCGGGATTCACGATGGGCTGGCGGCACGCCTACACGCTCGTATTCTTCATAGCCCTTTTCGGAATCTCCGCCGCCCTGTACTTGAAAGGCTGGCAGAGAATCAGGCGGGTCGAGGACAAGCGGGCGGAACTCGAATCAAGGCTGACCGCCGCCCTTTCCGCCAAGCGTTGAGGCATATGCGTATCAACATTACCGTCTATTCCTGCGACCAATGCGGGGCGGTACTCGATTCCGGCACTCCGTCGGGTACGAGGAAGGCTCACCTTTCGTTGAGCTTCACGACCGCAACGCCTTCCGGCTTGGCAGTCCCCGGCGAAAACGGCGGCAAATGGGCGGTTGCCAGCCCGCAACTGACCGGGTACAGGCAGTTCTGTAACCCCGCCTGCCTGTCCCGTTATATATCCAAGCTCATATACGGGGACGAGAACGCCTTCGCCGGGACGAAACCGCAAAAGAACCGGCAAACGAGAAAAAGGGCAAAAGCATAGTGTTCAAGCGGAAATCCGAGTGTCGCAAAACAAATGAACAGGGCGGTTAACGGCGTTGAACGGGGGCTTTCTTGGCGGTTTGTCTAAGTTATATAGTGGACAAACAGGTTGTCTATGGACTACTCAAAGGAACAGGAAGGCCAATTCGTAGAGAAGATAAGGGCGATTCAGATATTGAGGCCGACCGCTTCTTTGGTTCAGATTCAGGACGCATTTCACAAGGACAACATACACCTGTCAATCC